ATGCTCCATGTGCCGGATTCTGCGCCGTTTGCAAGCATGTTGAACATATCTTCCGCGGAATAGCCCATTTGCGAAAATTGCACGCCGTATTCGTTCAATACATCAAGCATATCGCCGTTTTGGTTCAATCCGCTTTGTGCGCCCTGCGCAATCAAATTATAGGCTTCTTCGCCGGATATGCCGAACTGATCCATTAAAGAATTTGCCGCCCGGACACTCTCGGAAACTTCAAAATCAAACGTATCGCGAAGCATCAAAGCATTTGTTGTCATTGCTTCCAACTCTTCCGCGCCCATGCCCTCGCCCATAATCCGTTTGACTTCGCCCATTGATGCCGCAATATCTTCAAATGATTCGCCGTAATTGGCTTTGTAGATATTTAACATTGCATCCTCATATTTGCCCAACTCTTCAACGGCTGTTCCGGTTGATGCCGCGAAATCATTCATTGCCGTATCAACATCCGTTGAAACATTAATCGCGGCTGTGCCTACCGCAACGGCGGCAGATGCGGCGGCGGTTGCAATGCCTGCCGCCCATTTCCCGGCGGTTGATATTCCATTGATGAAGGAATCCGCAAGTTTATTCGATTTTTCTTCCGTTTTGGAAATACTGTTTTCCGCTTCGCTTGAATCAACAAAGATTGATCCCATCAATGAAAAAATAGATAATGCCATTGCCGCACCGCCTTTTTATTTGAACTTCTTTTTTATTTCTTCTATTTCTGCCATGCATTCATATACCGGGCGGCGGTCAATATTTCTTCCGGTCACTTTATCAAGGTAAGAATCAAAGGAAACAAAGTTTTCCTTCGTCATGTGGGGAAGCTGAACAACCCATTGCAAGAAAAAGCGGTTTTCCTGCTCCTTCTCCTTTGCCTTCGCAATAATCCGCATTGCCGTTTCGATATCTGATTGCATTATGTATTCTAAATTTCCGTATCTGTGCAGTAGCAAATCGATTATTTCTTCGGAATCAATCGCACTGCACGTTTGAAAAAACTTTTCCACTTCTCAAAATCCGCGACTTGCTCCAACTTATCAAACAAATCAAGCGGATCCATGTGCTGAACATCTTCCCATGTGCATTCGAAGATGTTTGCAATAAAAACATAAATTTCTTTTTCTGTGTTCTGATGCATTGCCTTTTCGAAAATGCCAAGAATCAAATCAACACCAAAATCAATTTTGATTTTCTTTCCGGCGTTTTCCTCTGCACGCTTTGCAATTTCTAAAATCTCTTCTCTAATACCGATTTTTGAAATCAATCTTCCTGCTTCAAACAAATCTCTTGTTTCCAAATTTCTCATTTTCTTAACCTCCGACTAATTTTGAATAAATGAAAAGGGAACGGATGGTTTCCGTTCCCTCTGCTACTTTATTAACCTTGTGCGCCTGCCGTTTCGGACAATGCCGGGTACATCGCTTTAAGGGATGTAAGCATTGTTAAAGCGTTCATAGAAAGTTTTGCAACCTCTCTATCGATGGAAAGGCGATCTTTAACCGGGCCTTTATCTCCATCTGCTCCGATTTCCCGGAACTCTCTTTCTACCTTGAAAGATCCGCCGCCCCTGCAAAGTGCAACATCTGTTCCATCGATTGCAAAAACGCCCAAACCGAGAAGAATTTCTTTTGATCCGGAAACAAGCTCCCCATCAATTTCAATCTTCCAAGGGCAAAGTGTTGTTTCGTCTGCTTGCTTGTCTGTGTTGTTATAACATGCGGTAAACTCGATTGCCGGAACAACCTCGTTTTTCTCTGCAAGCGTCCATTCAAGATTTCCCATGTTGATCGCATCATCCAACGTAATCTTGCAGGCGTTGCCGCCCTTCGTCTTTCCGATCCATGTCAAAGAATGAAAATCAGTGGAAGCAATGTTTCCGCCGTTTCCGGTAATTACTTTTGCCATGTCTTAACCTCCTATTGAATAATTTTGTATTTGAAATTTTAATTGCCTGCGAATCAATGTTTTATCTTCATCATCAATCGGCTTGCGGCTGATGCGGTAAAATGTCGGAAGAACTTCTTCGTTCGGCATATTCGCCGCATTGAACATCGCTTCTATCTGATCCGCAATTTCTTCGATTTGGGAAGTATCTTTGCCCTTCCCCCAAATATCGATAATGAGAATCAAATCATCCCTGTTGATATCGCCAAGATCGATATTTTCAAAATCATATACCGCATGCGGAAAATCTGCTTTCGCATCCGCTACCCGGTAATAGCTTTTCACAATGGAATTGATATTCGATTGAATAATTTTTCGCAATGCGTTTGTTTTACTCATCCGCGCCGCCCTCGTATTCTTCTTCGCTTATAAGGGATAATGCTCGCGCCTCATCCTCTAAAGCGGAAAGATATTGACTTTCGATTTCAATTATTTTCGCAATGTTATCTTGTACGGCATGCGTAAGCAATGCATGCTTCGTTGTTTTCGATGTGCCTAATTCTTGGAAGCCGCCATAAAAGGCATTTGGCTTCATTCCTACTTGCAATTCGATCCGGCTTTGCTTGTGCTTTACCCAATATTGGGTATACTTCCCAACCCTGCCGGAATGCTTCTTGAAACGATCGTAAAAAGCAATGCGGAATTGCTTGCAAACGTATTTCCCGACATCGCGAAGCGCGGCGCGTGTCAATTCGCGGATCGTGTAATTTACCCGATCAACGCTTTGCGTATACACAACATTTCCATCCTTGCTTACTTTCGTTATGCTCTTAGGAATCGCCATCGTTCACAACCTCCAAACGAACGCCGCCATAACAAACAATTTCAATTTCGTTTCCGGTTCTAAAGGTTCGCAAAACCTTATACCGGAAATTGTTATAGATCAATTCTTCTTGATTGTCATAATCAAGATAATCCGGAAGCACAAATTTGATTTCCGGTTTCAATCCCTGCGCCTGCGCTTGATAGAACTCGGATTGCCCGATGCTCTTAATCTTCGCGAAGCGCATTGCCTTTTCTTTTGTTTCAATCTGATCCCCGACTTCATTTGTTTCATGCTTTGTCGATAGTAAATAAATTACTTCGTTATACATTGGCTTTCCCACTTTCTGCATAATCATCGCAAAGGCTCAAAGAATCGCGAAGGTTTTCAAAAGCTTGCTTGAATTGATCGCCCTTGCCGTTAAAATCATATTGCCATTTGCAATACAATTCCGCCGCCTTGATAATCAAAGCATCTTCGGAATCTGAAACGGCAATCGCCGGATCCACTCCAACGCGCTTTAATTCAAGCATGCAGGCATCAATATTTGATGTGATATCGGTATCTAACATGGTATGAAATATTCTCATTGATAGTTTAATTTTTTCAAGCATTTTCAAACCTCCGTTGTATAGAAAACGGCGGCAGACTGTCGGAGAAGCCAAACGCCGCCGCATCTATCAAATTAATTATGCGGTTGCCTTCGCAATCTTAACGAATGCTTCAACCGCCTGCACCTTGCCATCGAAGATTGCGCATCCAAGGAAATCGAATGCGTTTTCTCTTGTGACGAACTGGGAAGTTACGTTCACATCCTCCTGCAAGTTGCCCACATAGCCGCGATAGAAATCGCCAAGGATTGCTTCATGTGCGGTCACACGCTCGTCAAAATTAACAGGCTTGCCCATGATGCGATATTCGCCGTTGGATTCGGTAACAATATTGTTCTTGCTGTTATTCATAAGGGGATAGAAATCTGCGAAGAAAGTTGCAGAACTCATATACCATTCAGCATCCGCGAAATATCCTGCCTTCATAAGACTAACAACCCCGGTCACATTTGCTTCGGTCAAAGAAGCTGTTTTTGCAACGGTAACGGAATTTGTTGCGCTCCATGTAATAGCATTAACGCCCTGCGCTTCTCCGGTTCCGGTTCCGTTGAAAATCAATGCATCAATCTTCTCTGCAACCTTGCGCGCAATCTTGTTTACAAGCCATGTTTCGAATGCATCGATGGACATAGTCAAAACAGATTTTGAAATGGTAACAAGCTTTGTTACCTCATAGCCTGCAAGGGAAACCTTCAACAAGGTATCTTTGTCCGCTGTGATTTCCGCGCCCTCTGCGTGCTTCTGTGCATCTGCGGTTGTTCCCTCTGCCGGAACGGTTACTGCGCCCTTAACATTCAACGAATCAATCTTGTTGATAATGGGGCAATACTCCTTTACTTTCTCGATGATCTTGTTGACGGTAGTAGAAGGAACTGCCGCCCCT